TAATAGCCAACATTTCATTTGATGACATCTTAATACCTAATTGAGTTAGTAACCAAATACCTCTATCTGGTACAGTCATATACTGAAGGGCATCATTAAATTTATATAACTCCCCACGGTTTTTAATTTCCCACTCATTATCATTGTCTAAGTGAGCTGGATGATCAAAATCACCAAATTTACCTAAATCATGATTGAGAGCAGCAAATACTAATTCTTCTGTAGTGTATGTATCTTTAACACCAAATGATCTCCAAGTTTTATCAAATTCCAGAGCTAATTGAATTACACGATTTACGTGTTCAATATAACCTCCAGGAAAACAATTATGGTATTGTGCTTTATGAGCCGCGGGCATAAGTTGGAAGCGGTCTTCATATTTTTTATAAAATTTTAATAATTGTTCTTTACGTTCTCCAGTAATATATGTTTCAATATACTCCAAGAATGTTTCCCAATTTTCAATAATTTGTTCAGCTGTTAAGTTCATAACGTATTAAATATTATTAAGTTCACCAGGAGTAGTAGGTTCTAATTCAATAAATGATTTAGTCTCTTCAATAATTTCCCTAGTGTGTTTAATTAAGTTAACAAATTCATTAACATCCCCACCTCGTGTTACTAACAGATTCAAGTTAGCCATATTACTATCCAACTGTTCCAATTTCCTTCTTACTGTTTCTCTATGTCTCATAATGTGTTTATTTTATCTTTTAAACCCGTATTTATAATATAACATGTAAGAGTAAGAAGGCCAAGCTTACTTTAAAAAAAGTTCTACTTGATCCTGAATTGGTTTAAGAATAGCGCATTTTTCGTATTCTTCTACTGTAATAAAATATTCAATACTTTTAACTAAGTAATTTCTTAGTCTTTTTGAAGCCCTATTCTCCAGGGAATCTAAATGTGATTTATTTGTTAAGTCTAAATCTTTTATATGTTCAAAAGCTCTATTGTAAACTATATATTCTCCAGCATCATTTACATCATCTAGATTTAAAGTTGGTGAGGCTGTTTTAAATAATTGTAAAAGTTTAACACAATAGTTCTCATAATTTAATATTGTTTTTTCAAACATCCCAACCCAATAAGCAGGATGATCTTTAAAATCAATATAAACAGTTCCTGGAAAGCCATTATCTGCAGGCTCTTCAAATGTGTCAAATATTTTATTAACATCAATCATTTTAAGTCGTTTATAACCGTTATATAAGGTTTATATTAGTGGGTTAATGTTAGAGTCGCATCAGTTGGCGACCCCAACATCACCCGTTTAATATAAGTTAACTTCCTATCTCAAAGTGCATCCAATCATAATTCTTTTCTCTACCTAAAGATACAAATCCATGTTTGTAGAAAATATCAATCATTGCTTTATAAGCAGGTTTTGCAAATTGAGCAGTTTTTGAGGTTGCTTTTAATCCATTTCTAGCTGGGTCTAAGTCAATAGCAATAGCCCAAGAATGTCTTGACCAATCATTTCCCCCTCTCATTTTACGGAAAGCAAAACATCCTCCAAATAAGTCAATACCTAATCTTTGGAGTTCAGATAATCCATAATGAGCTAATAAATCAGAAAAAACAGCAGATAACTTATCTTTAATTAATGTATGACATCTAATTTTAGTTACCACGGTATTTTTATCCCAAGATAATCTCATCGGATAAGGTAAATTTAAAGTTACCAAATAATCAGAACCATCATCATCAGGTTTACCGTATTTTGCTATTATTTGCTGTGTTGTTAACATTATTCTTCTGTTTTATTTTCTTGCTTTTTGTTAATCCATTTATCAACAGACGCAATACCAAAAGATCCTAGAACCATTACCATAAACCCATCAAAAATGATTTTATTTACTACAAACTCTTGACCCATGTACCCTGTGATAATATCTACACCAAAGGCAATACATAGGAAAAGGAAAGCAATAAATCCAACAACACTCTTCTCATTGATAGAGTTATTGTCATCGAATAGTTGTGAAAAAAATTTTTTCATAATAGTTTGGATTTTGATAATAAATATGTTATTTTAATAGAGCGTAAAACTCTTTGAAATGTTTGATCCTATCAGAGAGGCCTAAAGTTCCTCCATTTACTCTTTTAGTAACAGCAGTAACGGTTGCATCATCCGCTCCCTTAGAGGCAATTTCGTTTAGTTTGTTCTTAGAGAAGAACCAAGCTGCTGAAAGTAAAGGATACTTAGTTGCTACTAGATCTGGATTTGCTAGAATATCATCTTCTACGAATTTATCAAAAGAAGCATAGTTTTCTTTACCGGTTAATTGGATGTAACCTCTACCTCTAAATTTGAATCCTTCTTTAGTTGCTTCGTTACCATTACCCATACGAGAAGCATAAACACGAGAAGCAATAGCTTCAGGCTTACGAGCATATGACTCATTCAAGTTTCCAGGAAAATATTTAGGAAAAATTTTCTTCAAACCATCAGCTGAATAGTTTAAATTTTCTGATACTGCTTTGAAGTTTCCACTTTCATGACCACACTGAGCCAAGAAGTGAGCCAACTCCAATGGAGTATCAATTTTGAACTTTTCCATCACAGATGGAATTTGAGCAAGTACTGTGTCAGGGATGTGTCCCTTGAGTTTTTGGATGTCCATAGTCTTTTATTTTAATTTGTGAATTGTCCTAATAATTGTTTAGTTGACAAAACTTTCTTAGGTTCATCTGATATTAGTTCAAATGGGCCTATGAATTTTCTATATGAACCTGATTTTATAAAGTAGTATTTTGATGTATGTTGAATAGTCGCTGTTTCATTATAAGTAGCTAGTAAGTATTCTGATTTACCTGTTAAATGATCAAAACTAAATATCTCAACTAAATCTTCTTTGTTTTTAGTGAATTGAAATTTGACAGAATCAAGTACTTGGGCATACTTCACTTCAGTAAGATCCAATGTTTGATATCTACATAATCTAATATTATCAACACCCCAATCTCTTAACGATCCATTTGAGATATATGTAATTTTTAACACGACAGAAGAATCGTTAGATACCCAAGGAATATCAACAGTATAATCTCTTTTCCAAGTTGAAAAACTCCAATTAGAAGTTGAAATAGCAATAGCTCCATTATATAATACTGAAGTAGCTCCGGAACCACTTGCGGAGTTTACTAATCTAACAAACCTAGTATTGTCTAAGAAGAAATCTAAATACGCTATTCCTGGATTAGGACTTTGAGCATAAGCGTCAAAAGTTAGTCTCCACAACTTAGTACCTCCAACTGCATTTATGGTTTGCTGAATCGAATAACCGGAGGCGGGAGAGTTATCAACCACATTAGTTGCAGATGTGGAGTTCCCACCGTATGTTGAGATGCCCCACCCTGTTTGTCTAGACCAATTAGACCAATTATTAGTAAAAGATCCATTTTGAACAACATCACATTGTGATCGACATTGACCTGAAATAAAAAGTGATGTAAGGGTAAGGAATAATGCTAATCCTAGTTTCATAATTATCTGACTATTAGTTTGGTTGATATATTGTAACCAATAGTATAACTTGCTGAGTTTATTAAGCTTCTCCATATAACTTGTTTCCATTTTGTTGTTTCATATAACGGTATTGCGAATGCTAATGTCATAGATGTAACACCTACTCCTCTAGTAATGTGCCATAGATCTGATTTGAATACCAAGTTACCAATTCTAGCTTCTCTCTCCCAACTACTTGGTCCTGTTTTACCATAGTGGTCCCAAAAAGTAGTAGGCATGTTAGGAAACCTTTTAGCAAAATCATAAGGATCATTAACTACTTCACTATTAATACCATATGACAATCCACTCAATAAAGCTAAGCTTCCTCCTGCAATAATTCTAGTTTTAGTAAATTGATCAAAACTAGAAGCAAATAACTTAACTCCGTTCTCAGTTTCTTTCATTTGAACTTTGAAGTCCTTATCAAAGGGCAAGAATTTAGCCTGCTCTTTTAGAGTATCGTATGTAACATAGAGACCTAACTTAGCAGCCTCTTCTACTTTCTTCTTATAAGCTAGAAGTTCTTTACGAAGTGAATCAGTAACAGTTAGAATACTATCAGTAGTAACATATCTTACAATTACTGAATCTTTATATCTAGTTAGAGTATCTGTTATTATTTTAAACGAATCCAGGGCTTCCTTCTGTTCCTTAAACGTCTTATTGATGTAATTTGATTGATCAACAGTAAGAATAACAACGGAATCACCTCTATAGACCTTGGTTTGTGGGTACTTATTTTTATTTGACTGGGCCGAGAGGGATCCTACGACCATTACCATCAAGATCGTAAAGATCACTTTTAATCTGCTGAAGTTCATTGTTTAATGTTTTTATTTCGTTTTGAAATTTAGCTTCTGTACTTACTTTAGTTGAATCTATGACATTATTAACACTGCTTTGCAAAGCGGTATTGAAGCTATCAAGCTTTCCACCTGCCATGCTATCCAAAGCAGCATTCTCCTCCTTTAAAGCCTCATTCTCAGCCCGCAGAGCTGTATTCTCGTTGTACAGAGATATATTCTCTTTCACAACCGTAACGTGCTTATCTCCAGCAAACCCAACTTGAAATACAACAAACCCAACTGTCCCAGACATTGCTAGGATAGCATAAAGCAACTTCGCTTTCATTCTTTATTTTTTATTACTAACAACAATCATGTCTCTTAATTCTAAGTAGGCTTTGGTATTTGAATCAACTAAGCCTTTCAACTTAGCATGATCATTGTCAATATACCCATCGAACTTTTTTTCAAGCTCATCTACTTTAACATTAAGGCGTTCTTCTGTTTCAAGCTGACGCTGAAGTAACTTCCAACAAGCCCAACCTAAACCTAACGTAGCTATACCCAATACACCATACTGGATAAGGGAGTCAAAAACTCCCGCTGATGGTACTGTCTGTAAAAGCATTATTTATGCATTTTTGCTTTAAGCAGTTCTTCCCTTAGATCTTCAATTTTCTTTTTAAGCTCTTCGTTTTCCTTAAGCTTCTTTTGAACGAACATCCATGATACATAACCTAATGCCAAAACGATAAGTCCCAAAGCTCCGTAGTCGGTAAGCTTTTCGAAAACTCCAAATTGAGAGGCTTGTGTAGCCACGGCAGTTGAATCTAATAGTACCATAATAATTAATGTTTTATATTCATAAATATGAAAAAAAGGTTTCCCATCACAGGAAACCTTATCTAATTTGAGAAATTTTCTTATTTCGAGATTATTAATTTTTTATTACCTATAAAATAAACTCCATTAGGTAAATCTAAATCAATATTATTAGTACCGGGTGTGGTTATGAACTTATATTTTATAGAGCCGGCCATATCCGTTATAATAACTGTTTCCTTTTTGTTTGCGTTGATTGATATGAAACCATTAGATGGATTGGGATAAACGTTTATAAACAAGGTTAAATCATTGACATTTACTGAT